GCGGTTAGACAAGATTTTATTGACCAATCACAGTCATTAAACTTGATGGTTTCACCTGATATGCCGACTAAAGATGTTAACAAACTTCTTATCGACGCATGGCAGTTGGGTGTTAAAACACTTTACTACCAACACTCAATGAACTCAGCTCAAGCATTCGCAAGAAAAAAACTTAATCTAAATGATTTAGTTTGCACGAGTTGTGAAGCATAACACCTAAAAAACGACGATAACGCATGAAAAACCCGGCAAGTAATTTGTCGGGTTTTTTTGTTTCTAAAAAAAATAATAGGAATATATTTATGTAATATGGCAGATGGTAAAACATATGGTATTAATTTTCCGTTCGGACAGAGTCAAGACGGAAAGTATCTATCATTATCTCAAACACCCGAAGAAGAAATCCGAACTGACTTGTTACATTTGATTTTAACAAGAAAGGGTAGTAGATATTATTTACCAAATTTTGGTACAAGAATTTATGAATTCATTTTTGAACCAATGGACGGTTTATCGTTTGAAGCTATTAAGGCTGATATCAGACAATCTGTAGATGAGTTTTTACCAAACTTGGTTTTGAATGATATTACAATTACGCCATACACCGAAGAACTTGAACTCATTGGAGACTTGAATATGAGTCAAATAGGTGTTAGTGGTATTTATAGAGTACCAGGAACTGGTGTTGCTGACTATACAGCAAAAATAAGAATTGATTATACTATAACAGACAGCACCTTTAATAGTAAGGATTTCGTTATTATCAATATTTAATGTAAATGGCACAAAGAAGAATATCATACGCAGACAGGGATTTTGAATCACTACGTCAGGACCTCATCAATTATACTCAACAGTATTATCCTGAACTTATTGATAACTTCAATGACGCTTCAGTATATTCAGTATTCTTAGATTTAAACGCAGCCATAGGTGATAACTTACATTATCACATGGACAGAAGTATTCAAGAGACTGTTCTTCAATACGCACAACAACGTTCTTCAATTTTCAACATTGCAAGAACTTACGGTTTGAAAATACCCGGTAACAGACCATCAGTTGCTCTTTGTGATTTTGCAATTACAGTACCAGCATTTGGTGACCAAGAAGACACAAGATATTTGGGTATTCTAAGAGCTGGTTCACAAGTAGTTGGTGCAGGACAAACATTTGAAAATGTTAACGATATTGACTTCTCATCACAGTATAATAGTGAAGGATATCCTAACCAAACAAAAATACCTAACTTTGATTCAAACGGTAAACTATTAAATTACACAATCACCAAAAGAGAGGTTGTGGTTAATGGAATTACAAAAGTGTACAAGAAGGTTATTACACCTGCAGATATTAAGCCATTCTTTGAATTTTTCTTACCTGAGAAAAACATTATCGGAATTACGTCTGTTATTCAAAAAGACGGAACATCGTTTCAATCAATCCCAACATACTCTGAATTTATCAATTCACCTGACAGATGGTTTGAAGTTGATTCATTGGCGGAAAGTAGAGTTTTCATTGAGGACCCAACAAAACCCGCAGACAGACCAGGAATTAAAGTTGGTAGATATATTGAAACTGAATTAAGATTCATTAGTGAATATACCCCTGAAGGATTCTTAAGAGTTCAATTTGGTAATGCTACTGTTACGGCTGACGACCAATTAGCTCAATTCTCAAGAACTGGTGTACCTCTTAGAATTCAAGATTACCAAAACAATATTGGTTTAGGTAAAACAGTGAAAGCCAATACCACATTATTTGTACAGTACAGAATTGGTGGTGGTACAGTTTCAAACATCGGTGTTAATACAATCAATCAAGTGGGTACTGTTAATTTCTTTGTTAACGGACCTTCAGCAAATATCAACCAACAAGTTGTAAATTCACTTAGAGTGAACAACGTAACAGCTGCGATTGGTGGGGCTAACCAACCAAACATAGAAGAAGTTAGAAACATGGTTACGTTTAACTTCGCATCTCAAAACAGAGCGGTAACTGTAAATGACTACTACGCTTTGATTAGAAAAATGCCTGGTAAGTTTGGAGCACCTGCAAAAGTTGCAATCACAGAAGAAGATAACAAAATCAATATCAATATTGTTTCATACGACTCCACTGGTTCATTAACTCAGACGGTATCTAACACATTGAAAACAAACTTAGCTAATTACTTATCAAATTATAGAATGATAAATGATTATATTTCTATCAATGTTGCTCAAGTTATTGATTTGGAATTCGATATTTCAGTAGTGGTTGATGCGGCACAGAACCAAGGTGAGGTAATCACAAGAGTAATTGATAAAATACAAACATTGATGAGTCCTGTCTTTAGGGAGATGGGTGGTAACGTATTCATATCAGAGATTAGAAGTCAAGTTCAAGACGTTGCTGGTGTGATTTCTGTAACGGATTTAAAAGTATTCAATAAAGTGGGGGGTCAATACTCGTCATCTGAAACTTCACAGAGATATGTGAATAGTGCGACTAAAGAAATTGCTTTGGTTGATGACACTATTTTTGCTGAACCTTCACAGATTTATCAAGTTAGATTTCCTAACAAAGACATTAAGGTTAGAATTAAGAACCTTAAAACTGTCGATTTCTCGTAATTCATTTACATAGAGTTTTACTAAGTTATTATGAAAATAGATGAATAACTATTTATCTAAAAAGATATTATATGCCTAAATCATACAGATTACGTACACAATTAGGAGTAGACCAAACTTTGCAACTGAATGTAGAACAAGATTTCGACTTTTTGGAAATCTTATCAATGAAACTTACTCAGGGTGATGTCTATACTCGTTTTTGTGCTGACTATGGTGTGGTTGTTGGTCGTGTTGTTGCTAACGGTGGATTTGGTGTACCAAATGTAAGGGTTTCTGTGTTTGTACCTGTTGATGACGAGGACTTATTAAACCCTGTAATAACCGCTCTTTACCCATATAAAAGCCCAGCCGAAAAGAATGAAGATGGGTATAGATATAATTTATTACCATACAATCAAGAATACGGGGGACATACTCCAACGGGTACCTTCCCGACACGTGAAGACTTATTAACACGTAGTGAGGTACTTGAAATATACGAAAAATATTACAAGTATACTGTTAAGACAAACGAGTCGGGTGACTTCATGATTGTAGGGGTTCCTTTGGGTATACAAACACTTACAATGGACTTGGACCTTTCCAACATAGGTGAGTTCTCTCTAAGACCTGCAGACTTGATTAGAATGGGTCTTGCAACTGCAGAACAATTTGATGGTGTACAATTTAGAGCCTCAGAAGATTTAGATTCGCTTCCTCAAATTATTAATGCAAAAAAAGATATCAATGTAACATCTTTTTGGGGTGATGGTTCACAATGTAGTATTGGAATTACTCGTGCGGATTTTGATTTAAGAGAATTGGGTATTGAGATTCAACCAACAGCGGTATTCATGGGTTCAATAATGAGCTCACAAGACGCTCAAATGTTGAAGAAAAATTGTAAACCAAAAACAGAACAAGGTGACCTCTGCGGTATGGTCACAGGTTCCGGTGAAGTTTTAGCTATTAGACAAACTGTAAGTACCGATGAAAACGGCAACCCAATCCTTGAACAGTTTAGATTGGCCAATGGAGGTAAAGTGATTGATGATGATGGTACATTTGTGTGTGACGTACCGATGAATTTAGATTATGTAGTCACAAATGAATATGGTGAAATTGTTTATTCACGAGACCCAAGAATCGGTATTCCAACAAAAGGTAAGTATAGATTTAAGATAAAATATCAATCACAACAAAATGGTCCTCTAAGGGATGGTACGACACTTATACCTATCCAAGGTGAAATACAGAGAGCGAACTTTTTAGTACCAAACATTAGAGAATATGGTTGGACGGGAACAACAACAACAAACCCTGGTGTTGACCCAGCACAATATGCGGATAGTAATAGTCCATACTACGACCCAAATTATACGGGTAACACAAATTGGCAACAGTTTCAAAAAAGCTACGCATTCTCTTTAGACTGGGATGACTATTCGGACAAACAAGCCGCTATTAATTGTGAAGATTTTTTCTATTTAATGAAGTATAACAAAGTTTATACAACTTCACAATTTATTGAAGATTATAGAAAAGGTAGTGGTAGGGCAAGATTTTTAGGTATAAAGGAAATTCTTGACAGAAGTTGTGAGTCTGAAAATAATAAGTTTCCCGTAAACGATGGAGTAAGAAATTTTGATTTAATATACTTTCTATTCAACATTTTACTAACCACTTTAGTTCCTACAATTATAACATTAATATTTTTATCAAATATTATCTGTATTCTTTGGCCAATTTTAAGGGTTGTTATTAATGTTGTAGGTACTGTAATATTAAGTGCTTTAATTATTATTTGTAATGTAGTAAAGGCATTATCATTTGGGTTATTAAAATTAAATTGTCCAAAATGGCAGTTAGTTAATATTAGTGAAACATGTCCATTAACGGCAATCCCATTACCTAATATGTCGTATCCTGACTGTGATATGTGTAACTGTGAAAGTCGTGACGTAATAACTCAAAATGATACAACACCATCACCAAATAATAGTTTATTAGTAAACTCAACTGACTATTTGTTTTTTGAACAAGTGATAGGATTGAATGGTGATGAAGTAGATACTTCTTGGCAATCAAAATATGTTTATGGATTCCAATCTACAATGTCTGGTTTTGACAACGGTGTTGATAATTCAGTTTGGACTAAATCACCGTTTATGGATGATAACAATGATGATGGTAATCCTTACACGAATTACAAAACATGGTCGTGGGATTTGTCATTGTCTGAAAGAATGAACTTGTTTAATGTTAAGGCTAAATATCACGCCGATAGTGCACAAAACAAAGTAAAAGTAAGTGTTAACCCATCGTCATCTTTAAACACTGGTAAATTTCACTATGATAATGTTTTGGTTTTATTGTGTGACCCTAACAGTCAAGATGCTCTTCAAGCGGGTAGAGTAATTTCTTTCCAAAACACAGCAAACTCATCGGACCCTAACATAAGTGGTGGAACAACGGGTACTTCAATCACCAGTACTACTTATTATGCTACTGTAAATTATATGAATCCGTCAAACTTGAGTACTAATAGTGCTACTGTTTATGAGATTACAGGTTCAACAAATGAATTAAAGAACAAATATCTTTATCCGTCAGACGTAGAATACTATCAAGTAATTACGGCATCTACAATACAAGATTATGTCCAAATTGCTGGTGTGTCAAACATACCGTCAACATATGGTTTTGGTAACGACAAACTCATAAATCGTTTCATATTTGGATATCAAAGAGTTTCTAAAGGTGGTGGAGACAATCCTGATGATTACCCGGATTCTTCAGGTACGGAAAAGTTCAAATACAATGTGCCAAACTTCCAACTGAATACTGAATATAATAGTCATATTGTGGTTTTCTTAGTTAGAGGTGTTGACATGTATACTGACAGACAAGATACTATTTTTGATTTATCACCGCTATATGGTAAATCTTTTGGTACGGGTCCTACAGTCAGAGGAAATTACAAAATGAATATTCCTGTACAAAAATATAATTCAGTTAATTATACTTTGACAAGACATAATTTATTGGCAAATAACGGTTCCAATAATAATGGTTATTTGTTTTATGGTAGTTACACATTTACTGTTGGTTCTAATTATCAATCATATATAAGTAAAAACCATTTGGATTACTCCTGTTTAGACGCTAGTAACCCTAAAGTAGGTTCAGGAACTGCGGGTTCAATCGGTAATTTTAATACTGTAAGTGGTGCTTTGGCAACAAAGAATAGTGGTAATAAGATGGTCAATTCTACAAACTCTACAGGATTCAAAAATGGTTATAAAAACAATGAAATTATTGAAGGTGGTACGATGATGTTATGTAATGGTGGTTCGGGTAATCCAAGTAGAAACGATTATTTCTATTACTCACCAACATACTTCACACAATACCCTACAGACACAATTACAATGTCTAACACCACAAGAATGATTATGAGGTCTGATAGATTACCAACTTCAGATACTCATGATAGAAGATTTGTTTTACATCAAAATAAAAACTTTGCGGTTTATGCAATTACAGATAGTGGTTTAAGTGAACAAGTAACACCAACTTATAATGTTGGTAGTGATAACTCTAATGAAGCTGCTGATGATTTCTTGGAAGATGCTGGTAGTGTTGCTGCAAACATCATTCAAACATTTAGTTGTGGGTCGATGGTACCACTTAAGTGTTATACTGGTGATGGTGAAAACTTTGGAGTTGCAATAAACACGGACGATTGTTATTATTTTGATAAACAAGATGATATTAAAAAAATGTATGGTGGGTGTTACTATTTAGTACAAAAACCAGCATTCTCAACTATCGGAAAAGACATTACAACTTTCTTCGAATGGAGGACAAGATTTAGAATGATGTTTGCGTTATGTAGAAATGTTATTTCATTAACATTTACTAACAACTGGATTAACGGTTCTCTGTACATGTATTCATTCCAAAAAGACACTTTGTATTTAGCACCTTTTTCAGCGGCAACATTTAATTCGGATACAACATACAGATATTGTACAGATACCATCGTATTTAAAGAAACTAATAACTCATTCTTCTATCGTAGTTCACCGTACAACGGAAGTACTTTTGTAGGAAAACTACCACCATTAAATGCTAACGATGAATTGTACGATGCAAGTAATAAAAGATTACTTGGTAGTCCAACAACTATAATTGATTTGGGGCCAAGAGACCAATTTGTTAGAGAGATTGCATTCAATCCAGATTACGAAGGATTTATTATTAATAAAATTCCAACAACATCGTACAATGACACTTCAGATATTTTACAGTTGTTTGTTATTAGTAGATTGGCGGATGCTAATTTTTGGGAACAAGTTTTAAATGCGGGTGATTCATCTATTGGTCAGTTATTCTCAAGACCTAAACAAAGATTAGATGGTGACATTACTCAATTATTAAGTATAAATTCTGAATTTGGAGTTACACCATATTTGGGTGATAACTACTCACAAAGTCAGATAAAATATTATCAAACAGGCCAAGGTCCTGTGTTGGGTGTATTCTTTTCGGCAAATACACAAAATAGAGATTTAATTACCCCAGGTAGAACAACATTTGAAGATAATACTATAATTTATTTGACTAATTATTATGGTTTTGAAGACCAACAAGTACCATATTGGCCATGGCAGATTCAAAATAATGGTAACTTAATCTTCGGTTCTCAAATAAATGATTGGCAGATAAAAAATAGTGTACCGTCACAGATTTACACTTACAAGTATCAATCGGTAGATAGATTACTTGGTAGTAATCCCGCATCAGGACAACCAACATTCCCTTCGAGTGTGGTTACACCAACATTTGAAAGACCTGGATATATCTATAATTCGTCATCAACTGGTGGTATAAATCCCACAATTACACCAAACGGTACAATAAATCCACCACCACCAATTGTTGGGGTTGGGTCACCTTATCATTTTTATTTTGGTCTTAGAGTCGGTAAATCTGCAATGAATAAGTACATAAACAAATATATATTCAATGAGGAAATACTATGAGTTTAGGTGAAGTTAGAATTTTAAGAAATCAAGATAGGTTCAAAGGTGCACCTGAACAAGATTACTTGATTCAAGTTCCACTTGAAGCTCAAGAAAGGGAAATCATTGAAGGTGATAGGAATGTTTATTTATCACAAACAAGTCAGTTTGAAGAAGAAAGACAGTCAAGCAACAATTTTAGAATTGGAGGGAAAATTGTTAACATTTTTGATAATGGTATTAGTGGGTTTACTTCGTATGTTCCGTTTGGAAATAATCTATTTTACATCAACGGTGTAGAGGCAAAAACAATTAATGCGAATCAAAATCCACCACAAATAAATGCGTGGAAAGGATACGTTCAATTTGATGAGTTTACATTTTACAGAACTACGGGAATTCCTGGTCACATACCATTTTATAATAAAAGTGCATCAACATACAATTGGAACATTTATGTTTCATATCCTGTAAGTGGGGACAGTCAACAACAAATGAGATATGAAAATACTCAGTTTTCTGCTGTCACATATTTCCAAGCGGGTGATGGTGTTCCATTTGTTATACAGAACACAAACCCCGACGGTAAGTCATTGGTTACTTTTTATTGTGGAGTACCTCACAACTTACAAGTTGGGGAGTTTGTGGAATTATCTATAACATCTAACGGTACAAACTATTTTCAAGTTGAATCTTTAGGTGACCAATATTTTGGTTCGGATGAAAAAATATTCTCAATCTACAATATTGGATATACTGCCTTAACCAATAACATTACAGGTACATTTAAAAGAGTTTTAGATATTAATAATACTGGTGAAACCACATCACAATATTATGTAAGACGACATAAAATAATATCTTCAGAGTCGGATTATGATTTAACAAAACTTGGTTTTGAGAATAACGCCTTTAGTAATAAAAAACAACTTGAATATTCTGCTTTAACACCTAACGGTGTTTCACGTATTTCAGTTAAAGATGGAAGTCAAACATGTGGATTTACAATAACAAAAGATATTGATACATCGTTACTATTAGACAACCAAGGAAGACCATTATCTGAACTTTTTATAACAATAATCGAAAAAGGTTATATGGGATACTTCAATAAACCATATGCTAATGGGTATCCGGGTTTATTGATTGGTTGGGACATGAATTTCCTTGACGGTGAAGACGATATTTGGTGGGATAGTTCTAGTCCCACAAATAAAGATTTAGGTTTAAGAACTGACTTTTATAATTTTTCAGGTAAAACTTTCTATTATAATCAGTCTTTAAATATTGGTGATATAATATCGGGTGATTTTTGTGAGTGGAACGACTTTTCAATGGAAGAAACGGTCCTATCAAAAATGACCCACAAGTTTTCATACAATCCTTTAATTTTCAATAATTCTTCACCAATAAATTTGGAGTCAGGTTATTATTATCAACCACATTTTTCGGTACCGATTAGAGCGTTTTCAACATATATTGAAGTTGGTGACAAAGACACAGTAGATTTTATTCCTGATTGGGCGTTTTATTCGGAAACTGAAAGACAATGGAGATGGAGAGACTTATATCCTTATGGGTATATTGATACTGAAGGAGTCGGTGTTGACTCGCCGTTTTTAAATGATGCTCACTACCCATTTAGTGATATACTGTTTCTACAAGTTCCAACATCGTTCTATAGAAACATAAACAGACCTTTGGTTGATTATATTGTAGACCCTTTCATCGATGGATGTGAATAAATTTAGATTACCGAGCATAATCAAAGACAAACAAGTAAACATTCCAATTGAACTTACTTGGGATAATGCTGGTAGAAGTGATGGATTGGACGAATACGAGGCTGACGTATTAGAAAAAATCATAAATCCGACAGAGGATTTTGAAGTCACAAGATATGGACACGTACCTTATAGTGGTGGGCTTACATCAACCAACTATGAGTTTTATTTTTTACCTCCACTATATCAAGTAACCGCAGCGACTTCAACTGATTGGGTTTGTAGTTATACTGGTGAGTCATTTACTGTTGCTGAAATTTATTATTTTTCAGCGGCGTTCCAAAGAAGTTTCTTCAAGGTTGATTTATATGATACACCTCGTAGTGAAGACCAAAAAATTATGGCAACTATTATCATACCGACACAACAGGGTAATGAACAAGGTGCTTTATTAGGAACGGGTCTAACAGTACAAAACATCAACATTAATAAACCATCTTATACACTTGATTATGTGGGTGATAAAGAAGGTTATTTTGTTTATTGGTTGAAAAACCCAACATATGTTGATACGACAAGATTTTATATGTCAGCTAAATTCTTTAATGCCAAGACCGGTGAATTTATAAGAATGATGAATGAACCGCAGAGTAATGTTCCACAGACATTTAACTTTGATAAATCTAAATATTTTTATTACGTGGTTGATATAGATTACGCTAATTATGAATATATAGTAACAACACAGAATGGTGTTAGAATTGGAACACAGGGTAACCCCATAAAATGGTATGAATATATTAACCCCTAATGAATAGTGAAATTTACAAGATAAGAATATCACCTGAGGTGTTGAGTACTGATATCATTTCTGAAACATATCAGACAAATACTTTTGGGGTTTATTCTGCAATGACAAGTATTTTGTCGGGGGGTACAAATGGAAGTAGTTTGTTGACGGGTTTAACAATAGATGTGATATTTCAAAACAGTTTCAATGATTTAGGATTTTACACACCTTTTGATGGATTTATTTTACAGAAAGAGGTTGTTAATAATTTTATATTTTCAGCATCCACAGGTTCACCGTACACTGTTTTAGTTTATAATACATCTGATATTGAATTCAGAAAGTTTCTATCTTTATCAAATTACATTCTAAATTGGGGGGATGGTTCACCCGTTCAGGTCTTGAATGAAACTGCACCTCAGTTTTTATCACACACTTATTCATATGCGGGTGATTTTGAAATAAGCCTCACTCAAAACAATCCGTGGGGGACAACTCAAGTTACAAAGACATTACCTGTTCCGGTAACAGGAGCAACAATTCCAAACCCACAAGGGACTTGTACTTTCACACAGAGTGGTGGAAACTGGTCAGGTATACCAATTAATGCCAATTTTATTTTTACGGGTGATTCTGAAAATACTGTTGAAGCTCAAGTATCAAGTACTTGGACTACGGTACCATTTACGGTATCAGGATTTACCAAGTCACAAATTACGGACCTAAAAAATTATGGTTCAATAAAGTATGCAACTAACGTTCCTATATTCAAAAATGGGCAAGTATTTGGTGTCATTAATGAAATGAGTACGTCATATACTGCATACACAATAAATGGTGTGGACTATTATGATTACCCTGATGGGTCCACAGTATTCTTTAGCCAATCATCAGGTTTGACTTCTAATGATATCGTTGCAAGTGCAATTACAAAACAAGAAGTTTTACTTGATATAGTTTCTTCTCCAGAAATCCAAACTGAAATATTTATTGATAGGGGTAAGATTTCGGCTTTCGAAGGATTACAACGACTTGGAGAGGTCGATAACTTAGGAGACCTTGCTCGATACGGCTACGGCTTCTTCAAGATTAATACAACAATATAAGAAAATGGCACTCGGAACCTACGGAATTACAAGACCCGCTGACATGTCTCCCGAAGATGTGGAGATAATCATGAATTACACACCAAGTAGAGATGTGACCCAAAATTTCGTCTTAAAGAAATTAGACGCAGCCTCATTACTAACACCATATTTCAATAACAATGAAACGGGTGGTAACGTAAATGAAATTTTAGGGGGTCTATATAATCTACAATTACCGGCATCTGAATTTAATGCACTTGGAATTTACACCTTGTACATTAGACCCGCTGAGATAAGAACAAACATTACAGACTGTGGTATTCTATCTGCGTTACCAAACGTAAAAGGTATCATCATTGACTTGAATAATGTTGACCCACAATACAGAAACAAATTTGTGAACCAAGGTCTTGTTGGTTTCAGAGTTGAATATCTTAATGAAGATGGTTCTAAGATTCCAAACTTTTTTAGAATTATTACATCTTCATTCTACTGTGAACCCGTAACAACAAACTTGGTAAACACCCAACAAAAACAAATTAGATATAGATATGTTGAGTCAGGAAGTGATTTATTGTTTTGTACTTTATCACCTTCAAGTGCTCCGTCTAACAAACCATCGGCAACTCCATTCATAGGTCAACCGAATCAGAATATTATTATTACAAACACATACTTCAATCCTGTTACTGTTGAGATTGAAATGGCTCAGTACGACATTGATACTCTTGCAATCGCTCTTTACGGTAATCAGACTAAGAGTATTGAAGACGGTATATACACTCTTTACGATACAAATAACAACATCTTCCAACAGTACAACTTGTTTGAAGTACGTGATGAGTTCAACAACCTTCTTTATGAAGTTCGTCAAAATAGAGGTGATAACATCGACTTTAGTAAAAACTTCAATAGTATTATTCAATAATGGCGAATTCTCTAAAATATAGGTATCCACCAGCACCGAACTCAGGTGACCAAACATTCTCTCCCGATTTAGTTGGTTTTCAACTTGTTAACGGAGGTGGATTGACTCAGGCTAACTTTGAGTTTACGACTTCTGTTGTTGAAAAAGTTAATAGAAGATTTGATATTGGTGTATTTTCGGACCCTTTTACTTTAGACACATTAAACATTGATAATATCGAACAATCAAGGGCGATATTAGCAAAACAATATTCTGTTTATCCTAATTACGACATTTCTAATGTAACGAACTTTTCGTTATATGGTTCGTTGGCAAAGAGATTAGAGATATCAATTATTAAAATTATTAACTATTTTCCTGCGGGATTGGTTGTTGACCAAATTTACTATGATTATACCACGGCTAACACTGCAAACAATATCTCTTTTGATGTTGTTGAAAATGAAACTACTTTTGAGATTGATGTAACAAGATTTAAGAATCCGTTTGATATTGATTACTCAACAAATGCTGATAGAAATTTATCGGTTAGACCTTTTGAGTTTTCACCGCTTAGAAATTTTACAAGAGAATATCTTAAATACGCTCTTTTCATTAGTGGTGACTTTGAAACAGAATATAAAGTAATAGATTTTACACCGTCATCATCATTAAGTGCTGGTACTATACAAGTTGTCGTTGAGGGTAATCCTTTCTCGGGTAACTCATCATCAACGTTACCGATTGTGTTGAGACCAAATTTATTTGAAACGGAAGTTGCATTTGATGAACCATTTGATGAAGTTGAAAAGTTCCTTCTCAATAGAATGGTCACTCCGAGGTACACGGCATACTTTAAGTACCCAAGAGAAAATGACAATGGACAAACTTACATTGCTAATCAGACGGTTACTTGGCCTTTGGACGGTACTTGGAACTTAGATATTAGAAATCGTGCATTTGATAGTTACCTTGAACAGGTTAATGAAGTTGCGGTTGCTTTAGATAGTTTCAAGACAAATCTTATTAGTAGATTTTTAATCACTGGTTCATTTAAAGAATTTGACACTGAAGACCATCGTGTTGAAAAGGTAATACAGATTTATGGTAGGGCATATGATGAGACTAAAAAGTTCATCGATGCTTTGGCATATATCACTTCAGTAAATTACGTACCCAAAGATGATATTCCTTCACAGCTTCTTGTAAACTTGGCATACACTTTAGGTTATCAAGTTAATATTTCGCCAATTACGAACGATGATTTCTTGACTTCAGTTTTTGGAACAAAGAATCAATCGATATATCCTGGCATGACAAGAGATTTGACTCCGAGTGAGTTAAACTATGAGTACTACAGAAAACTTATTATAAATTCAGGTTGGTTATTCAGGTCAAAAGGTACAAGAAAATCTGTTGAGTTTATTATGAGAATGGTTGGAGCACCACAAGCTCTTGTAGAATTTAATGAAACAATTTATTTAGCCGATTCAAAAATTAATATGACTCAGTTCGCTGAACAGTTTGTTCAGTTGACAGGTGGAACCTATAGTCAGGTTGTACCAATCTTAGACCCTGAAGATACTTACAAAATTCAAGGTGTAACTTATACTGGTTTCACAATTGATTACGAAATTGAAGATGTTGATTTTGAAAGAGAAAACTATCCTGTCGATGAACAAGGATATCCAAAGGCACCAATAAATGGTGATAATTACTTCTTCGAAAAAGGTTCAGGTTGGTTTGAACAAACACCAAAACATAGAGCCGAACAGGATACTATAGTAACTGAATCAACATTCACTGGTCAGAATCCAGATGTTCAAACGGTATTACAACCATATACTTACGGACAAAAATATTTTGATAGGTTTAGAAGTTTCCCTTACATGACACTTGGTTTTGATTTAACTCAAACCATAGATAATAAGAAATCATGGACCGACGATGAGATTGGTCTTAGAAAAACACAAGGTGGATTCAACGCATATTATGCAGTATCCAACGAGAAGTTAGTTTTAAATGCCAAAAACGTAGACCTGTTCATGAACATGGGACAAGGTCTTGAATACGATGTTTGGGATATGAGTAGAAAATACAACTACCCAATTCCTGCGTCTGGATTGACTACAGGTCAGGGAGGTATTGATAACACGGTTATCCAACCAAACCCAAAACAAAAGACATTCTTTGAATTTGCTCAGACGTTTTGGAAGAACATGATTAATGTTAGAAACAGACAGACAATCAATGATGGTAAAGGTGGTGGATATCCAACATTACAACAAATTTATTGGAACTATCTTCAGTCTGACCAAACCGTAAACATTCCTTCTAACCAATACACATACCAAAAGATGATTGACTTCACTTTGGGTCTTGGAAACTATTGGGTTCGTTTGGTTGAACAAATGATTCCGGCATCTACACTTTGGAATACTGGTACTCGTTTTGAAAACTCACAGTTTCATAGACAAAAAGTCGTTTGGAGAAGACAAAGAGGTTGTGAGATTGTTCCTGTCCCATGTATTCCTTGTACATTAGAAGGTCAACTTTTTGGTTACGATTGTATCGACCAAACACTTCAATGTGGTATTTATCCATGGACAGAATCTACATCTGAAACATCGGGAACCACATTCCAACAAGTATTGTATAATCAAATTAATAGTTTGATTGAATTGAGTGGTTTTACTACGAGCCAATGTGATTTAAATTCTGTAACATCTATTTGGTATACAGATTTGAGATTAGATAACGACATATTAGTTCAAGAACCTTTCTTTACAGGATACACGGCAACCGACGCACCAACCAATCAACAATGGATTGATGGGTTAAATTCTAATTTTTCTGATTTATATGTGTGGGGATTGAACTATTCTATTACTAACGGAGTAATTACTGTAAGTAACACGGGATGTATGGCAGACTTTACTGATAAAACTCTACAATTAAACGTGGGGGTTGATATAACAATATATTGTAGTTAATGGCTTGTCAAAATTATAATTTGTATTGGGCGGTATCGTTAAATGGTGCTGCTGGCATGTGTGTTGACCCAGGGTATGATGGATTTTCATCGGACCCTGGTTTACCTCTTAATATTGGGGACCAAATATATCTAGGAGGTGGATGTGTTACTGCCGTAAATTTTGAAGTTTACTTGAGTGTAAGTGACCCATCAACCGGAGGTACTGATACGATATTTGTTACAGATATAAACGGGGTTATTACAGGTACTAGTACTTGTGTTGCGGTTTCTCCATCACCGACACCGACACCGACATATACCCCAACATATACACCCACACCAACGATTACTAGTACGGTTACCCCAACACCAACAATAACTAGTAGTGTTACTCCAACAATTACACCTTCTTCAACAGAATTAGGTAATCCACTAAGTTATACTTTTGTAATTACTGGAACATGTGCCGACCCAAATGGTGGTGTAATTGAAATAACACCGTCAGGTGGTGCACCTCCATACACTTTAGATAATGATGTTCCGGGTACATTGTCACCCTACGTTGGTTTCACGGGTACTGTAAGTTATACAGGATTGAGTGGTGGAACATATGTTTTCAGATTAAATGATTCATCAGGTGGTATAAACAGTGAAGAATACATCAACGTTGTTTTAGACGGATGTATGTCTGCTGAGATAATTAATATCACGGATACGACTTGTGGTGATAGTAATGGAATATTCTATGTCAGTGGTAGTTCAAGTTCGTTACCGTACACAATTACACTATTCCAAGAATCAGTACAAATTTATCAAGGCGCAAATTATACAAACCCTGCAGAATTTATAAATTTAGGTAGTGGTGATTATTATGCTGAGGTTGTTGATTTTGGAGGAAGTAGTGCCACGACAGCAACTGTCACGGTAAGTGCGTCTACTGCTCTTGATTTTGGGTTCTCGATTTCGGGTAATCCTAATTGTGGTGGTTTAAATAACGGTGCAATTCAAGTTACGGGTATTACAGGACCTGCTCCTTACACATACCTTTGGTCAAATGGAGAAACTACCGATACTATTACAGGATTATCAGCATCTACATATTCAGTTGTAGTGACTGATGGTGATGGTTGTGAAACTACTAAAAACGCAGTTGTTACAAATGTATCAAATTTTGCAGTAAACTCGATTTCTACGGTCCAACCTGGATGTTTGTCAAGTAACGGAGAAGTAACTGTGACTGTGTCTGGAGGTACGGGACCTTTTTATTATTCAGGAAGTACGGGTCAATCACTTTCAGGTGTGTCGGCAACTTCATTCACATTTACAGGGGTTTCAGCTGGTGACTTTGGTTTCTATTTAAGAGATACTAACTTGTGTATTGTTACAGGTTCTGTCGAAATGATTAGTGAAGGTGGACTTATTTCAGCTAACATTTCATCATCACTAAATTCTTGTGGAAGTTACGGACAAATTTCAATCAATGTTGTTGGTACTGCGCCACCATACACATATTCATATTCAGCCCAAACAAGTGGTGCTTCTGTAAGTGCTACAACAAATAGCTCATCTTATTTATTTTCAAGTTTAAGTGCCGATACGTATTTGGTTGGAGTTACAACATCAAATGGTTGTTCTTATTTTGAAACTGTAATTATAAATGCGGTTCCTAAGTTTGATTTGACTCTTTCTACTACAGGTGCAACTTGTGGTTCTAACATCGGGTCTGTATTGGTCCAAGTTGGTACGGGTTATACTGGAGTTCTTGATTATGTGTTGAGTAACGGTCAACAGATTCTCAACTACCCAAATACAGCATACACATTCAATAATTTATCAATTGGAACATATAATGTTACCGTAACCGATGCTGATGGATGTTCAATTATTGATTATTTCAATATTACGGGTTCAACTGGTGTACAATTTGTGTTGACACCAACAAGTTGTGTGTACGGTAATGATGGAATTATAACAACCACCATACTACAAGGTACTGCACCGTTCACGTTAGATTGGTCTGACAATGTTCCGTATGGACAAACAGGTACAACAATAACAGGACTTACTGGTGGTTCTTACAGTTTGACAGTAACGGATGCTAACGGATGTTCTGCAACTACAACTACAACTGTTGTGTGTGGTGCTGAGATTGTTAGTGGATACCAACTTTCCACTATCTGTGAAAGAGAATTTATAACGACATTTGGGACAAAACGTGGAATGTATGAGATGTTAAATGAAGGATATATTGATATTGTTGGTACGGGTGCAACTGCGTGTACTTTAAACACTGCGGTATTCAATTATCAAATTGAATTGAGTGGTGTTACATATGAAGGTCCTTTCTTTACTGCAACCACCTTAAATGAATATCCTTCTGATAATCTTTGGGTTAGTACTATTGATAGTGTTTTAAGTGGACTTACACCAACACCACTCCAATCGTATAATATTAATCTTGTAAACAATACGGTAAATTTAGTATCTGATTGTAATGGAGATGAAGACCCATTGAGAAACACAAAATTTGTTTTGGGATTATATATCGATTATGACGTTGACTGTTCACCTAGTTCCTCACCAACTCCAACACCGACAAACACGTCCACACAAACTCCAACACCAACTAAAACCCCAACAGTTACACCAACTAAAACTTCAACACCGACTATTACACCAACTCAAACACCTACTGATACTACAAACACATATGGTATAAGTGGATGTTGTGATGGAACTTTATATACATTAATAAATGTGCCGGTTGTTCAGGGTAATTTGGTGGTCGGACAGTCGTATTATATTACCTCAACAACCCTACCTAATGGTTGTTATTCGATAATAAATACATCTGGAGGTGGGCCTACTATTGATGGTAGTGGGGGAATGTATGTAAACTATGCCAACTGTACTGCCTGTCAGTCATCATATCCATGTCCTTCACCGACTCCAACTATAACACCCACAAATACCAAAACACCAACTCCAACACCTACTCGTACTACTCAATATTTCCAAGTACAGGAAATCAACGTAGGTGAACCAACATGTTCAACAACGGGACCAATTTACACAGTATTCTTAAACCCTGTAACATTAATTAATGTAAATGTTGGTGACTATGTGACATTGGGTGGTAGTGGATATGTTGGATGTTGGGAAGTAATTGCAACAACTACGGGTCCTGGGGCGACAAATATCTTAGCAGTTCATAACAATTGTGACTGTATCTAATAAAAAAAATAATTTTTTTTTTGGTGTGAAAATATAGGTCTAAAATTAAAATGAAGGCCAAAGTTAAAATCTGTTAAAGATTTACTGCGATTAAAGTATTTATTATTAAAAATCACATAATGACGGATTTAATATTAAGACTTACTTTAGACACAAATGCCGTAGGTCCGTTTAGTATATATACAGGGTCAACATCTACTACCGCTTTATATAGTGGTGTTACTCGTTCACAATTAATTGTGGGATACACTATTCAATTGGAAGGTTCAACTTCAGGTACATCATATACACTTATAATACAAAATAATCAGCCAGGTTGTGACGACAATACTGTTAGTAAAACGGTAATTGTCTACTCAACAGGAACTCCTACACCTACACCTACACCAACATATACTCCTACACCGACACAAACACCGACACAAACACCAACTAATACTAATACACCGACGAATACAAGAACTCAAACACCAACTCAAACAAATACTCCAACACAAACAAATACACCTTCACCATCCACTGGTTTGTATTATGCATACATATTCCCCGAACCGTTAGATTCGGTATCTCAAGATGAATTGGGTCAATATCTTTATGATAATGGTGCTACGTGGTATGGATATGGTAATAGTGGTGGATACCCGTCAGGTGTTGACTACACATCAGATATGAATACTTACGTTCAATTTTCAGGTTGGACAGGAAGTGTTGGAAATTTCGTATCAAATGTCTCTACACTATCTTCAACAATAAAACAAACATCAGGAACAGGTACAGATTCATTTGGATGTATCCAAAGTCAATATGTGTTCGGAACTATTGAAATAGCTGTTTCCGATATAGACCCAGATATCCAATATAGTTACACAATATGGATACCTTTGGCGGGTGTAGGTGGCTCAATGACTAACATGACTGTAGATATTGCTCAAGGAGCTGCGTGTGGTGTAGAAATCGGGAATGGTGAAATACCTGACGTAGCAAACGCCTCAACAAATATAACAGTACCTTCAGGATGTGCAATACCATCAGGTACTTACAGAGTGTTGTGGACACCACCAATTTTAGGTTATCCCGCACTCTCGAGTCTACCAATAAACTCTTCAATATTTATCAAAGGAAATACTAAATCCTAAAATACTCAGTTACGCAAAAAAATGGCACTACCGTACAAAAATCCAATCAGCTCAACGATTATACGTAATCCTAATAGTGTTACCAGAACTATGGTTTTTGGTACTAATTTTTCTGTTCTTCAAACGGGTGGTTATATGGAAGTTTATTTGCTTTCAGACTTAGAGTTAATCTTAACTGCTAATACATACCCTACACAAATTCAATTGAGTGCGAATACAATTCCCATAAATTTTACGAAAGGAAATGATACTCCATTTTCACCTGATAGTATATCGTTGAATTCTGACCAAATATCTTCAGGTAGAAGAAGACTCGGTATGTTAGTTTATGTATATGAGACTAACACAGTATACCAATATTATATTCCAAATTACGATAATTTATGGAACAGTTTATCTGGTTTGACGGGAAGCTCAGCAAAAACTACAACAGAATATTCTACAGTAATTAATTCTTTCTCGCCACAAGGCAGAGACTTTATAAGTGCTTGGACAGGTTCAACGATTGAGGGTGTTGGTGGTGTAACTGCTGATAATGCAAGATGGAGAGTTTTCCACGGTGCTGATTGGCAAGTTACGGGTGGTACTATAAATTATAATTCATTAGGTGAATTAACTTTAAATTCTAATTCAGGAACCTCTGTAACTATTACAGGTTTTACAGAAATTACAGGTGGTACGTATTACTCAGGTTCTTCAACTTTAGAACTTACAAACAATTTAGGTCAAACTGTTGAAATAACGGGAATTACATCATCAGGTGGTGGTTCAGGAACTAGTGGTTCATCAGGTTCAAGTGGAACGTCTGGCTCGAGTGGTTCATCAGGCACTTCAGGTAGTTCAGGAACTAGTGGTTCATCAGGTTCAAGTGGAACGTCTGGCTCGAGTG